AAAGGTTGCCGTGGTCGCTGGCGGCACTGCTGGCTACATCTGGGGAACCGACGGAACGAATGGCGTCATCCGCCTTAATTCGTCGATGGAATGGACAAAAGACGCTGGAAATGGCTTTGTAACTTTGGCTGTGGGGACTGTAGACCTCGGCACGTTCTAAAAACATTATCCCAGCTATATAGCAGAAAAGGGAAGCCATATGGCATTATTGAAGTTCAAGCGCAGTGCTGTTCCTGCGAAAGTTCCTGCGCTTAACGACCTTGCCTTGGGCGAACTGGCCATCAATACATACGATGGCAAGGTTTACACCAAGAAGGATGATGGCACACCCGCGATTGTTCAAGTTGGCGGCGGCGGTGGCGTTCAAACCATATCTTCGGCTGATGGCAGTGTAACTATCACTGGAACAACGGACATAAATCTGTCGGTTCCTGTTACTGCGGCGACCAACACGGTATTGCTTCCCGTCCGTAACAACACTGGTTCAGTGCTTGCCAAAGGCACGGCGGTTTATATCAATGGCGCATTGGGGCAAAATCCGACTGTAACCAAGGCCATTGCCACAGGCGATGCAACATCTGCACAGACGCTTGGGCTTGTCACAGCCAACATTAACAACAATGCGGTCGGCAACATAACGCTGATTGGTTCGCTTACCAATTTGGATACGTCCGCATATAGCGATGGGCAACAGCTTTACCTAAGCCCGACCACTGCTGGCGCATTGACCGCGACAAAGCCTTATGCACCAAACCACTTGGTTTACATGGCTGTCGTTGAACACGCTCATCCATCATTGGGCAAGCTGTTCGTCAAAGTGCAAAACGGTTACGAAATGGATGAATTGCACGACGTATCGGCGCAATCACCATCCAACAACGATGGCCTATTCTTCAATACATCAACAAGCCTGTGGGAAAAGAAGTCCATTGTTACGGCGCTTGGCTACACGCCAGCAAACAAGGCTGGTGACACGTTCACTGGCACTGTCAATTTCGGTGGCGGCTCAAAAGTTGATGCCAATGGCGACATCTATGCGCGACGTAACGGCGGAACAACTGGGGTTTATTATTTTGCCGCTGGAGTTGATAAATATCTTTATTGGGATGGAAGCCAATACATATTTAGCAATGCAGGGGCAGTTACGGGAACTATTTTTAGTGCTTCGAGCGCCATGTATTCCCCTATTTTTTACGACAGCAACAACACTGGTTATTATGTTGACCTCACTGGTTCAACCTCCATAAACGCAGGTGGCTCTATACTGGCGTCTGGCAATCTGGTGCTCAACAACGGCGCGAACCGTTATGTGCGTATCGGCTCTGCGACCAACTATTCCTACGACTTGCAGACGACGGGCGACGATTTCCAGATTATCGAGGCGGGAACGACACCACGTCTGACCATTAAGTATCCAAACGGTTATGTTGGGATTGGTACGACACTCCCCCGTGGCAACCTTAGCATCGGGACTGCCAGTGCTTCATCCACGACACTGGCTATCCATCTTGGCTATACCTCGGCTGATTACTACGGGTTTCGCGTAACTAACGTCAGCAACGCTGCACTGCTATACGCAGGTTCGTTCTCCATCCAACGTGGCACAGGTTCCGCATGGTCGGACGCTCTGTCTATCTCCAACGCTGGCAACACTACAGCCAACGTCGATATGCGTGCACCTATCTTCTACGACAGCGATAACACTGCATACTATGTTGACCCTGCGTCTACTGGTATTTCGGCGGTGTTTGCTGGTGATATTAATATTAACGCTGGATATGAAGATAATAGGGCTTTGCGCTTCCGCGAAGGTTCCACTGACATTTATGGCGCTTTCGTAAAATATACGGCTGGCGACAGTTTGGAACTTGGCACTCGCAATAATTCAACCACAGATACACGCGCAATCTATATCAGTCGTGGCGCGAATTGGGCGGGTTCAGATGGCTCATTCCGCGCACCTATCTTCTACGACAGTGAGAACACTGGTTTCTATGGTGACTTTGCCAGCACTTCGGTAATGGCCGACGCAGTCATTGGTGGCCGCACCATGAGCACTGCCATGCACTACGCAGGCTTCACGCTCGACGCGAACACAATGCCGTCGAATAGCACAGGGTTTACTTACGCAGTCAATGCTCCCTTTGTCGGGCCAATCGTGCGCGCTGGTCAGCCTGCGGGCGGAGCCTATGACCTTTGGTTAAACGCACCTTATGGAGGCGGAGATAGGTTTGCTTTCCGCACACGGAATGGGGACACGGCTGCGTTAAACTCTTGGCAATACCCCGCTCTTTACAATGTAAACGCCAATGGTGGCGGGTCACTATACGCAACGATTTATTATGACCAAAACAACACTGGTTATTACGTTGACCCTGCCAGTGGGTCGCGTCTGGGCGGTCAAATACTGTTTGATGGTCTGTCTAATGTTGCGTCAAACGGTGATATCACCTCGCGCCGTAGCAACGGCGCTACTGGCGTTTACTATTTCTCGGACGGGGGGTCTAAATATCTTTTCTGGGACGGCGGGCAATATCTCTTTGGTAATGCTGGCCCCGTAATTGCGTCTGGCACAAGCTTTCGCGCACCAATCTTCTATGACAGCGACAACACCAGCTTTTACTTAGACCCAGCAAGCACTGGGGACGCGCTTATCGCGGCAGGTAATGGTGCTTTTGGGATTAGCTATTCAAAAGCTCGCATTACAGCCCGAAGGGATACGTCTGGCACAACACCCGCCGACAGCGCATCCATCGTATTAAGTAACCGCAGCACAGCCATTAACGGCACTTTGGCTGGCGGCATCTTTATGGATACGTTCCGCGATATTCGTGACCCGCATTACGCTGGTGGTATTTGGTTCACACGCAACCAGACATCGGGAAACCTTGCCTCCGGTTCAGACATCGTTTTTGGCGCAATGGAAAATTGGGATACTGGCCTTCCCACAGAGCGTATGCGTATTTACGCTACTGGCCCTGTGCTTGCGACAAGTGATTTCCGCGCACCTGTTTTTTACGACAACAGCAACACTGCCTATTACGTTGACCCTGTTAACGGCACAGTGCTTAACAGGCTGGTATCCATAATAGGTGCGGGTAATAGCAGCGGCGGCAATTTGCAGCTTGGCGACAAGACGGAAAGCACTGCAAAGTGGTCAGTCATGACAGGCGCACATTACAACGGCGTTTCACAGGCTAAGGGCATAACACTTGTTGCATCGTATGGTTCTGCAACAGGCAATGAAATCAGCATTGGTGGGAATATATACGAAGCCAACCCCGCCACTTATATTGCATTTTACACCGCTACATCTATCACGCATCCAACAGGCGGGTCTAATCGACTAAGCATTAATGGCGATGGTAACGTCACCGCCAACGTCGATATTCGTGCGCCTATCTATTACGACAGCGGCAACACTGCATATTACGTTGACCCTGCAAGCTCAACAGCACTTTTTAGCGATGGTGTCGTTGTAGCTGGCACACAAGGCTTTCAAAGTCGCGTATACACGGTAGGCGCTCGTAACCGTATCTGGAGCTTCAACAACGCTGATGGTTACGGGATAAGCTATTTCCAAGGCACTGCTGGCACAATCAGCGCGGACACCATCGGTTTCCACTTCGGCACAGCCACTGCTGCCGCGTCAACCCTTCAGGTTATAGGGAACAATTACACCCTGTCGCTCGGCTCCATGCGGTCGCCACTTTTCTACGACAGCGACAACACCGGCTACTACCTTGACGCTTCAAGCACAGGCACATCGCTAAACGTAGCGGGTTCCATCATCGCCGCTGGCAACGTCACTGCGTATTCCGACATTCGCATCAAAGCCAACGTCGAGACAATCGCAGGCGCATTGGGCAAACTTGACCAGATACGGGGCGTTACATACACCCGCACAGACCTTGATGATAAACAACAGCGTTATGCTGGTGTCATCGCGCAGGAAATCGAAGCAGTTTTGCCGGAGGCAGTGCGCGACCTTGGCAACATCAAGGCAATTGATTACAATGCCACTATCGCTTTGCTAATTGAGGCTGTAAAAGAACTTACGCTTAAAGTAAAAACGCTTGAAGAAAAGGACAATTGAATATGACACTTTCCTACGCATGGGCAATCACATCCCTGAAGAAAACTACCGACGGCAACATTGAAAATGCAGTTGTGCAAACGCAATGGACTTGCACTGGCACAGACGCAGATGGCGACAGCGGCACATTTAACGGCGCTACCCCATTTCCGTTGAGCGATGTAAACCCTGACAATTTCATTCCTTATGAGCAACTGACCGAAGCCGACGTTCTTTCATGGATACAGGCGGTGGTTGTCGGTTCGTATAAGGAACACATCGACGCGCAAATCATGAAGCAGATTGCGCTTATCAAAGACCCTGTTGTTGAAGTGCCAAGCAATGAACTGCCTTGGTCGCCACCAGTTGAAGAAGGCGCTGCACCCGCAGCACCAGTTGAAGAAGGAGCAAGTGAATGAACCCAGAATTAGACCAGTATGACGAAGCGCAGCAACACGCGCCGCAGCCCATGCAACAGCCACAGTTGCATATCGCAATGTCCGTGGATGAGATTAACCTTCTTTTCCGCGCATTGGGTGAATTGCCGCATCGCGTTTCTGACCCGCTTATTCGCAACTTAATGCAACAAGCACAGGCGCAAATCGAAAAACCTAATTGATGAATGTATCGGATAAACTCCTTGACCTGACCATCATACGGCAACTGCTATTAGAGCGGGTTATTGCTGGGCAAAGTGCTGCCGTAAACAAGCAGCTTGATGCCATCGCAGCGGCGCTTGAAAAGCAGTTGAAGGGCAAGGAGTTTACCGAATACCAAGGCAAGCGGCTGGATAAGGCCATTGCAGAACTGAAGGCCATTGTCACAGTCAATGAGCCTGATTTAAGCGACCTGACAGAAGCAGAAGCAACATTCTTTAGGGATGCTATGGTCAACGTCGGTATTGACGCTGTGCTGCCTCCTATGGCCGCATTAGAAAGCGTTGCACAAAGCAGCCTGATACAAGGCGCGACAATCGGCAATTGGTTTTCCCGTCTGACCGAAAGCGCACGTTTCGACATTGAGCGCGTTGTTAAAAATGGCGTCTTGCTTGGGCAGACGAACGCACAGATTGCTAAAGAACTTATTGGCGTTGGCGATAAAGGCGGTCAACCGATTGCCAAGGCACGGCGCGATGCAATGGCGATTACCCGCACAGCCGTTCAGACCGTAGCGAAAGACGCAAGGCTGGCATCGCTGGAAGCCAACGCCAACATCATTAAGGCGGTGCAATGGGTATCGACCCTTGATAGCCGCACCAGCGAAATTTGCATGGCACGTTCGGGCAAAACATGGAGTTACCCCGACTTCAAACCCATCGGTCACAAAATCCCGTGGAATGGTGGCCCACCCGCACACTGGAATTGCCGAAGCAGCTTCATACCCATCACGAAGTCATTTGAAGAACTGACGGGCGGCAAGATTAAAGACAAGGTGGAACCAGCGACCCGTGCCAGCATGGACGGATATGTCGCTGCTGACCTGACGTTCGACCAATTCCTAAAGAACAAACCCCCCGAATTTGCAGACAAGATGCTTGGCAAAGGCCGTGCAGAACTTTGGCGCAGCGGAAAGATTACGTTAAACCAACTGTTAGACCAACGCGGCAATCCGCTGACTTTGGCGCAGTTGAAGCGGCTATAGTAATATGCTGTTTACCGTGATATTAGAAAAGTTACGCCAAGGCTGTGCTGCGGCATAAACCGCCCCCGTGGGGCAACCAAGTCCAGAGGACAAACTTATGAGTGAAGAACGGATTGCAGAGTTAGAAGAAGCGATGGAGGCAATGAATGCCAAAAACACTGAACTTCTAAGGGAAGTCAAAATTGCTAGAGCGAAAGCGAAAGGCGTGGAGATAGACCCAAACGATTTTATGGCGCTTCAGACTGAAAATGAAACGCTTAAGTCGCAACTCGAAAAAGTTGCAAAGGATAACGCGAAGACGGTTGAACAGTTGCAAGCAAGCCTGACCGAAAAGGATGGTGCGCTTCAGTCTTATTTAATCGACAACGGGTTAAACGATGCAATGCTGAAGGCTGGTATCAAACCTGAATTTATGGCGGCAGCAAAGGCCATGCTGAAGTCACAAACCAAGTTGATGGCTGATAACGGTCAATATTCTGCACTTATGGGTGACAAGCCGCTGACCGAAGCAATTGCTGAATGGGCTGCTGGTGATGAAGGCAAGCACTTCGTTTCCGCACCCGCGAACTCTGGTGGTGGAGCCACTGGCGGGACAGGCAATGGCGCTCCTGCAACACCAAAGGGCAACCTTGGTGGTGACAAGACGCAGCGGACAAATGCAATCAAACAAATGTTCCCTGACCTACAATAAGGATTTTGAATTATGTCACTTTCGCAAATGAAGGTATTTAACGAATACGTAATGCCAGCCACCATTGAGACCCTCGCGCAGATGGTCGATAAGTTCAATGCGGCATCGGGCGGCGCAATCCGTTTGACCACAACTGGCTTCGATGGCGACTTCTATCAGGAAAGCTTCTTCGCTGCCGTGCATAGCGCACAGCGTCGCGTTGACCGTTATGCTTCGCAAGCATCGGCTACCGCAACTGACCTGACGCAACTTCAGCTTAATGGCGTA